ATCGAAAAACTCAGGGTGGCAGCACGCACATTAAGCGAGGCCCTGGATCGGTTTCCAGTAGACTAAGATATCCGTCATCACCTACCGCCGCTTCCGGCGTTAGCCGCGGCCATCGCTCCTCTCAGCGATAGTCAATCGATCATCGCCGTTCTTCGCGTGCCGGTCCGCACCGCCGTTTTCGCCGGTCCATCCAGGAGTTTAGTTATCGCTAAACCGCAAGCGATCTCCCCATCTCCCCCTGTACGGACAATACGGCGCGTCCGGCACCGTTCGGCCTTGCGTGAACGGCCGCGTTGTTTTCTAAATGCCTGCATGACGCTCAGCAGCGCGAACAGCATCAGCGACATCGAGAACGCCTACCTGGACAACGCGAACTATGAGGCGCAGGGGAGCGTGACGATGTGCCAGGCCTTTTTGCAGGCCTGCCGCATGCTGCTGCTGCGGCGGCCGGCCGAGGTCCGCCGCGGCGCCAAGGGCTCGACTTTCGCCACGACCTTCAATATGGAGATGATCCGCGCCGAACTGCTGGCCGCCCGCCAGTGGCTGGCCTTCGCGCCCGCGGCCCAGGCCGACGGCGGCGTGGTCTTCCCCAGTTTTTTGGAGGCCCGCGATTACGATTCGGGCTACGAAAGCGGCGCGCCGCTGGCGGAACCGTACGGCGACCAGCAGGTGTAAGAACATGGAAACGCAAGCGGACACGATGGCAGGCGGGGGCACGCACGAACGCGGTCCTCGTCGCTTGCGGTTTCACGGCAGCAGGTCGGTTGACTTCGGCATCGTTAAACCGCAAGCGGACCCGCCGGTTTTCCAGCCGGGCTACGCTTGCCATAGAAGTGGAATGCGTTAGATGGCTTGGGACGTTGCCAGTTTCGTGCAGGAAGGCTTCGAGAAGCTTCGCAGCGATTATAACGCGGCGAAGATTTCCCGCTTCCGCCGGCAGCGCGCGGGCGTCTCCAGCATCCCCCGCCACGCGGACTATCACTACCGCATGGAGATCGACTGGTTCCGCATGATGGAGTTGTTCCGGGACATGGACCGCAACGATGTCGTCATCGGCCAGGGGATCACGCGGGTCTGCGACAACGTACTGCAGGAATCGGGCATCATGCCCCAGGCCACCACGCCCGATCCGAAGCTCAACGAGGACCTCAACGCCCGCTGGAGGGCCGAGGCCCATAGCGAAGAGGTTTGGGATCTTCAAGGCGAACAGGACTTCAACGGCCTGGAAAACGACGTCTGCCGTGCCATGCTGCTGGATGGCGATATCATGGCCCTGCCCCACCGCAGTGGGCCCGTCGCCTTAATCGAAGCCCATCGCTGCCGCACGCCGATGCGGACGCAGCGGAACATCGTCCACGGAGTCGAGCTCGATGAGGACAATCGCCGCCACAAGCGCTACTGGTTCTGCCACGAGGACGTGAACCCCTTGAGCGCGGCCCCGGTAGTCTCGGAAATGCAGGGCATTATGACCCGCGATCGCGATGGCTATCGGCAGGTCCTGCACATCTACCGACGAAAACGCGTCTCGCAGACCCGCGGCGTCTCGGCCCTCTGCCCGATCGTCGATATCGCCTCGATGCATGATGACTTGCAGTTTTCCACGCTCGTCAAGGCGCAAGTCTCCGCGGCTTACGTGATTTTCCGTGAAATGGCCCTGCAAGCCCCCGGCGGCATGAATCGGCCGCAGACCGGTGCTCAGGCCCAGGAGACGCAGGCCGATGGCAGCCTCCGCACCACGGAAGGGCTGGCGCCGGGCATGCAATTGCAGGGCCGGCCGGGCGAGAAGCTGCAAGGCTTTTCCCCCAACGTGCCCTGTGCCGAGTTCGTGCCGCATTCGATCCTCATGCTCACCTTCGTGGCGATGAACCTGGGTCTGCCGATCGCCATCCTGCTCCTCGATCCCAAGCTGGCAGGCAACTTTTCCAGCCTCCGCGGCGTGATGGACCAGGCCAAGATCGGTCTCCGCAAGTTGCAGCGGGTGATGGAAATGCGTTGGCATCGGCCCGTCCGCCAGTTCCGCCTCCGCTACTGGGCCACTCGCGGCGACGCCGATGGGCGAGCCTTCGCGCGGGCCTGGGACATGCATGGACCGGCATTTTTCGCCTGCAAGTGGCGCCCGCCGCACTGGCCGTACCTGAACCCGGTCGAAGATGCGGCGGCAGCCATCCTCCGCACGCGCAATTTGCAGCAGTCGCCCCGCGGAAATGCCGCCGAGGATGGCGATGATTGGTCCGACATCGTCAACGAGACCGTCGAGGACAATGCCTTCGCCATCCGCCGCGCCATGCGCGAGGTGGCCGCGATTCACGAGGAGTTCCCCAATCAGCCGAACGTCGATTGGCGGCAACTGCTCAGCCTGCCCACGCCCGATCGCGTCAGCGTCAGCATGACCGGCCTGATCGGCGGAGGACAGCAGGGAGCAGGGAGCGTGGAGCAAGGCAGCGGGCAAGAACAAGGAACCGGCAGGAAGCAGGGAGCCACGGCATGAGCGAAAACACGACCATCATCGTCGCCGAGGTTCCCGCCGCGGAGTCTGTTCTTCCCGTCTCCCCATCTCCCTCTCTCCCCATCTCCCTTTCCTCCGCCGCCGGCGTCCGCGCCTCGCACATCGAACAGTATTTCGGCCCCTGGTGCGTGATCCCCGAGCGCTTCGTGTCGCAGGTCGAGCTCTTGCAGGGCAGCAACGTCCTGGAGCACATCCAAAACCGCCGCGATCACCAAACCGTGGCGACAAAGGACAATGGCGACTATGAGCTGATCAACAATCAGATCGCCATGCTGCATGCCACGGGCACGCTTACCAAGTACGGCACGTCGTACGGTGACGAGACGTCGACCGTGGCCCTTCGCCGCCAGGTCCGCCTCTGCATGGAGGATGACCTCGTCAAGGGCGTGCTGCTGCGGATCGAGTCCCCCGGCGGGACCTGCGCCGGCACGCAGGAGCTGGCCGACGACCTGGCCGCGCTGGCCGCGAAGAAACCGGTCTACGCCTGGTGCGAGGATCTCTGCTGCTCCGCCGCCTACTGGATCGCCAGCCAATGCACGAAGATCTTTTGTAACGCGACTTCGCTCGTCGGCTGCATCGGGACGTACGCCGTCGTGCAGGACATGAGCGGCATGGCCGAAAAGCTGGGCGTGAAGGTCCACGTCGTCAAGGCCGGCGAGTTCAAGGGCGCGGCCACGCCGGGCACGGAGGTTACCGATAAGCAGCTTGCCGAGTATCAGAACCTCGTCGACACGCTCAACGAGTTCTTCTTGGACGCCGTGGCCGCGGGCCGCAAGCTGCCGGCGAAGAAGGTCCGCCAACTGGCCGACGGCCGCGTGCATGTCGGCCAGGAGGCCGTCACTCTCGGTCTGGCCGACGGCGTGAAGACGTTCGAAGAGACCATCGACGCGCTGTTCGAGGCCTCGGCCCAGGACGGCGCTACCCAACAATCCAAAAATCAGTCCACCGGTCCGGACGCGAAACCGCAAGCGTGCGATCCGGCTTCCCCATCCGCTTGCGGTTTAGCGAAAGGAACTCCGCACATGGCCGAGACTTCGACCAACACCCAACCGACCGCCGCCACGCTGGCCGAACTCAAGGCCGCCCTGCCCGGCGCGAAAAGCAAGTTCATCCTGCAATGTCTGGAAGACGGCCTGACCGTCAGCCAGGCCGTGCAGAAGCACATGACCATCCTGCACGCCGAAAACCTCCGCCTCCGCGCCGAGAAGAAGGCCAAGGCCGACGAAGACGAGGCCGCCGAACTCGATGAAGAGGACGACGATGACGAGGAGGATGAAGACGATGACGAAGACGGCGAACCCAAGCCGAAGAAGCGGGCCAAGGCCGCCAAGCCCTGCAAGGGCAAGGCCGAGGGCGACGGCGACGATGAGCCGGCCGAGCCCAAGGGCGGCAAGCCCAAGAGCCGCCGCCAGCCGGGCATCGATCCCGCCGCCGCCAGCCGCCGCCGCGGCTCGGCCGACGCCCGCAGCGAGTTCGACGCGCTGGTCCTCGATATGATGTCCACGCTGAAGTGCGACCGCCGCCGCGCCGTGGCCCTGGTGGCCCGGCAGAACCCGGCCCTCCACGAGGACGTGCTGCGCGGCGATCCCCGCAACCGCGGCGCCGCCATCCAGAAGCTGATCGGCCAGCGCTTCAGCGAGCCCATCGGCGCGAACTGAGCCGTTTTGTCCAATCGCGAAACCGCAAGCGAGCGAGAGGACGAAGAACGACGCTTGCGGTTTAACGAGCGAAGAAAAAACCGTATTGCCCGGAGCGCGAAACCGCAAGCGTCACGTCCGGGCGTGAAAAGCATGCTTGCGGTTTAGCGACCAAAGGAAACTGACATGCAACAGAACATGACTGGCGTATTCTCCCTGCCGTGCAGCCAGCCGGCGAACGTCGCAGCCTATCTGCGAATGAAGATTGACGGTACCTATGGCCTGGCCCTGGCCGGGGCCTCCGACCGTGAAATCGGCGTGCTGGCCAACACCTTCGTCGCCACGGGACTCGGCTCCTCGAAATATGCCACGCTCTGCGGCACGAACGCCGGCACGGCGAAGTACGTGGCCAACGGCGCCTTCGCTTTAGGTGCGGCCGTGTATGCGGCGGCCAATGGCGAGGTGGCTGGCAGTGGCACGCTCTTCCTGGGCTATGCCCTCGATGCGCCCACGGCCGCCGGCGACGTGATCCGCGTAGCCCGCGACTTCCTCGCTACCGGCAGTGTCACCACGACGGGGATCATCAATCCCACCGTGGGCACGCTGGCCGCCACGGGCACGGTCTCGGCGAATCAGGCGGCGATCGTGACGCAGGTCGTGACGGTCACCGCCAGCGATGGCACGAAGGCCGTCAAGCTGCCCGCCCCCGCCAGCTACGGCTTCGTGGAGATCATCAACACGGTCGCCAACAAGGCCCTGCCCGTGGCCCCCAACGTCGCGGAGACCATCGACGGCGCGGCGAGCCTGACGATCCTCGCCGGCCAGCGGGTGATGCTCTTCAGCGACGGGACCAATTGGTTCTCGACGGCCTTCAGCGCCGGCCTGCCGGAATTTTCCGCCAGCCCCGCCCCGGCCGGCTCGACCTATGCCGATGCCGCCGCGATCGCCAGCCGCATCTATCTCCCCGCCTCGGGTGGCGTGGATGGCACGAAGGGCGTGAAGCTGCCGGCCCCCGCTGTGGGCCTGACCGTCAAGGTCATCAACACGCATGCCACGAACGCCTTGCCCGTGTATGCCAACGCCGCGGAAACGATCGACGGCACGGCCGGCCACACCGGCGTGTCGATCGCAGCCAAGAAAACGCAGGTCTTCGTCAGCGACGGAACCAACTGGTTCAGTCAACTCGGAGCCTGATGATTGTCCCTGAACCCCGGGCCGCGCATGGGCGGCCCGAGGGTGCAGGGGAAGCGGAAGACAGAGAGAAGGGGAGAAAGGGAGATATGGAGACCAGCGAGTCGTCCCCTCTCCCCTTCTCCCCATGCCCCGTCTTCCTCTCCCCCTGTATCCTCAAACCGTAATTTTTCATTCAGTGACGGCGCGAAAGTGGACCGGCCAGGCCGCGACGAAAGTCCGACCTCTGAACTCCCGAACCAGCAGAAAGGAACGCGATCATGGCAATGCCGTCCACCACAATCACCCGCATCGATCTGTCGAGCACGTTCACCGAGTTCGACCAGAAGATGTCCCGCCAAGGTTTCATCGGCCCCAAGGTGCTGAAACCGCGGATGGTGGGGATCCAAGCCGCCGACGTGGGCAAGATCCCCATCGAGGCCCTCTTGCAGCAGCACGACACCAATCGTGCCAGCGGCTCGGGCTACAACCGCGGCGATTGGAACTTTACCAAGTATTCCTATTCGTGCTCGGAGCATGGCTGGGAAGAGCCGCTGGATGACCGCAACATCAAGATCTATCAGGACATCTTCGACGCTGAGGCC